ATCATGTCTTCAACAAACTTGTAAAAGTTTGATACCGACAGGTCTTTATCCATTATTTTAGACTCTTAAGCTCTGCGATCTTAACAGCCTAAAAACCTCCCCATTAAGCAAAAGCCTTTTGAAAAAGGTCTTGGGGTTATAGGGGGCAACCGACGACCTGAGTCCCAATGCAGACTATGAGTCCGCACGCCACCGTTACGCAAACCGTTGATGCTCAGGCACGACATCGACTTTGACATTGAAGTTGAACCTCGGTTGAACCACACTCACCGTGAGCTGACCCTAAGCCACCCCGACCCCCCGTGGTACCTCGACTATCATCAAGCTCGTATATGACATTGATATATAAAGTTAGTAGGTAACCTTTGGCGTTTTTGTTTCCGGCTGAGAATTTTACAACCGATAGACCCCCCGACCGGTATGGGGTACCTTATAAAAATTAAATATTTAATTAGGGAACCCATATCAATTTGAAAAAGTCTGCTAAAAAATACATCCAGGAGGACATCCACCGCTTCGTTGACGATGGAGACTTTGAAAATGCAGTTAATGTTCTCAGAAACGGCATGAAAGCAACCCATGTTGTGCGGAGAAGTAGGGAAAACGGCGAAAGAGGGGTCGATTATGAAGAAGTAGCCGACCACAGCACCCGCATTACTTCGGCAAAGTTAGTTCTCGAGTATGGATTTGGTAAAGCAGCGACCCGACACGACATTACAATGACCAAAGAGACAGCGAATATCGCAACACCGGCCGAAATCATGGATAGACTGCGAGACTCAGGCGCTCAATTGGCCGATATTATCGATGTTTACTCCGAAACAGTAAAAGAAGTACCACTTGAAATAGAAAATGGCTGATTATTACACAGAAATACTCCCAAGAGAGCAGGAAGCGGCAAAAAAGCAGTTTATGGCGGACACAACCGCGAAACTTCGTCAATTGGAAGGATTTTCCCCCGTAACTGAGGTACCAACTCCCGGTGATAAACCTACCATTGGTCATGGGCACACCGGTCCGAGGGCAGTTCCAGGTGCAAAAATCGGGAGACCTGAGGCTCAAGAGCTTTTGGAGTACGATGTAGAGACTAGAATACCCGAAGTTGCCAAACTTACGCCAGGATTTGGGGATTTAACCCCCGACGCACAAAAAGCGATCATGAGCTCACATTTTAGAGGTTCCTGGAAGGGTAGTCCTAAAACAAGAGAATTGTTTAACGAGGGTAAATACGAAGCCGCATCCAAAGAATACCTAAACAACAACGAGTATAAGAACGCCGTCGCTTTAGGCAGGGCGGGTATAAGACCAAGAATGGAAGAAGAAGCGGCTCAAATTAAAAAAGCACGGTTCCGCGAGGCAGTAGATGAGCCTGCGGGGTTCTTTACGGGCAACATTTCACAAAGATTTAACAAACCAATTCAAGTAAAATAATGGCAAAGAATATTAAAACTCCCGAGGAGATGTTTGAAACTGAGTTATCAGCGGTTTTTGTCCGCTGGTGGGAGGAATCGGATCTCGATGAATTAATGATGTCACAGATCGCTATCGATGTGGTTGAGCGTTTTTGCGACACCACGGTTGAGTTCGAAGCCGATTTTGATCTAGAAGACGATGAAGAGTAAAAAAGGAAAGAAAGGGCCTTGTTGGAAAAACTACAAAGCGGTCGGTATGAAAAAGAAAAACGGTAAAACAGTCCCTAACTGCGTACCAAAAAAGAGAAAGAAAAGATAATGGCGGGTAAGAAAGGATCTATGAAAGGCCACACCATTAAAGGGGGGCATAAGCGCCCAACTAAGAAAGGTGCGGGTATGACAAAGAAGGGTGTCGCTAAATACCGCAAAGATAACCCGGGCTCTAAGCTTAAAGGTGCCGTAACGGGTAAAGTTAAAAAAGGCAGTAAAGCGGCTAAGCGTCGTAAATCTTATTGCTCCCGTTCTGCCGGTCAGATGAAGAAATTCCCAAAGGCAGCTAAGAATCCTAATAGTCGACTTAGGCAAGCTAGAAAAAGGTGGAAGTGTTAATGGATAAGGCTACAGCATACACTTTGGACTTAATGGAGAAGGACAAGCAAATACAGGACTTGAAAGTAGTTATCGACACAGCTCAGGCTGCTTTGAGGCGCGCGAAGGCCGTAATTAAATCCGAAGAAGACACAAAGCATGTATTTAACCCAAGCGCCAAGTGGGTACTTAATTATAAACTGTGAAGTCCATATCGGTCATGGCCACCGGAGCTGCCTTACGAGAGGTCAAGCTTCTAATATTTTCGGTCAGGATGTTGTACAACTGCCCGATTTATGTCGTTTGTGACGATTATGTGTATACACAGCTAAAAAACATGGGTTTTCTTTGGTTAAACCTAAAAGCGAGCGCAAATCCCGATGATTTAAAAAAAGCCGCTTACAAAACCAAATCAGTCAAAAGTCACAACGATTTCCACTCCGCAGGGGCAATTTGGACTAAAATAGGCGCAATGGAGTGGGCATTGGAGGAAGAAGGCGAAACTTTGTTCTTAGACGCCGATATTGTGCTAAACAAGCCAATTCACGAAGATATTCTTACTGATGTCGATGGAATGATATCTCCCCATTACCACACCGGGGATACGCTTTCCGATAACCAAACATACGGAGCGTTTAACGCCGGTTATGTTTTCGCAAGGCATTCGGACTTCGCAAAGGTTTGGAAGGAAATATACCTAAACAGATCATCATTTTATGAGCAGCAGGGTATGATTTGGTTTTTCGAGTATTTCGACATGGGTGTCTTTAACAAGAACCATAATATTGGATTTTGGAGATTTGCTAAAAAATGGAAAAAGGGAGTCCTTAGATTAGATGACTGGGGTATAGATTGGTCAAAAGCTAAATCGTTCCACTTTCACGCCTTCCCCGAAACTTACGAAAAAGCCAACAAAGGCTTAACCAGGGGCTACAACTTGCTCAAAGAAGAAATGGTTGAGCGCATTAACCCCGATTTAAAAAGAATATATAATGATCTACTCTAAAGAAAAAGGTTGGTACTTTATACATGTACCAAAAAACGCCGGAAGCTCCATTTTAAAACCTTACATGTCCATAGGGGGTAAATTTAAAATGATCGAAGAAGTTCTTTATCATCAACGAATATCAAATAGAGAAAAGTATGGGCTAGGGATTATAAACAAAGACGCCAACAAGGCTCACAATAAAGCTTCTTATTGGGGGGAGCGGGGCGGAAAAGGTTTAAAACCTTTAGCAATACTGCGGAATCCTTGGTCACGGTGCCTATCGATTTACTTATATAATTTAAAAATAGCTAAAGCTAATCTCGGCAAAAAGTGGGCCGACATAGATCATCCTATATTAACAGCTCAAGGGTTTAAAACTTCATGGATGCCCGGGGGGTTTTTTGTAGATGGCCACTCCGATCATGTTTCATACAACACTCAAACGGGGAGAAACTGGGACTATAGGGATAGCCAGTTCACTTGGTTAGAGGGTTACGAAGGTAAGTGGTTTAGGTTAGAAGATGGTTTTGAGGGTTTTAGCGAGTTTACCGGCTTACCTTTACCGCCCAAGGTAAACACTACTGAAAAAGCAGATTACCGTAGATATTATGATGACGAGCTAGCGGAGAGGATAGGTATTCTTTACGCCAAAGATGTCGAGCTAGGAGGGTACTCATTCTAATGAAAGTGCTAATATACCAGATATACATCCCCCGGGATCCCAAGAAAAAACACGATAAACTCATAGAAGAGTCTACTTCAAGTTTTAAGGCTTACGCTGATTACTATGGTATGGATCATATGTTTGTAACTGATCCACCTTTTAAAGGAGATGAAATCCCAAAAGATGCGGATTGGCGTATGCAATATTATTGGTCAATGGATCTTTGTAAGCCGGAGCTTATGCATTATGATTATATCTGCCATTTTGATGTTGATGTAATAGTAAAACTTACCGCACCCGACATCCGCGAAGAATTGAAAGGCGACTTCCTAGCGGTTAGAGAAGCAATAGATTTATTGGACCATTTCCACACCCCAATAGCTGCATTAAGAAGAGCTTTTGCGCACAGAAATGTTTCAGATTTTTATGGGTTTCCTTGGTGGAACTTCTTTAATGCCGGTGTTTGGATAGGTTCCCCCGCTGCAAGGAAACTATTTTGGGAAAACTGGAGAGAAGACGCATTTAAAATATACGAAGAACCCGCTCCCGAATTTCCTTTTAGATTAGGTAACCCTTATAATGGGGATCAAGATATTTTTAATAATTTAATCCACAACTCAGATTTGGAATTTAATCCCTTATCTTGGAAGTGGAATGCTATGAGTGATGCTTTAAAACACAGTAGCTTAAAAGAAGCATATGCAATCCATTATTGTGCCAAGCCGGGCAAGTTTCTTTACAACAACCCCGAATATCGGGACAAAACTCCTCTTAGTAAAGAAGCAATTAAGTTAATGAACGAACAGATGCAATGACAGACAAGGACCAACAAATAGCCAACCTTATCAGAATCGACCCCGAGGTGTGGTTCTCAACATTTGCCGTCATTAAGGATAAGAGGGGTAAAGATATTAAACCTAAAGCGAATACGCTCCAAAAGCGTATGTTCGCTCATTATAGAAAATGCCAAGTAGAAAAAAAGCCGTGCAAGATGATCATCCTAAAACCCCGTCAGAAGGGGGCGAGTACATGCGCCCAAGCTCTGACTTACCACCACATGAGGAAGCACGAGAATCTGGCGGGCTCGCTGATGGGGGATATTGCAGGGACGAGCGACAAAGTCTTCGAGATCTATCGGAGATACGCCGAGAACGACGCCTTTCCGTGGGACGATACCGGAACAAACCTGGAGGATGGGGGCAATCTGGCAGATTTAATAAAGCTAAGAACCAGAAGCGCGTACGGAAAGGAAACCGCCGGATCGAAAAACGCAGGCCGAAGCGGAACGATTCAGGTAGGAAATATGACTGAGGTCGCTTTCTGGCCTAATACGGGACAAAAAGACCCCGCTCTTGGTTATCTACAGTCGCTGTACGACGGAGACAATGTTTCGCTAGTTGTTGCCGACTCTACACCGAATGGCCCAGCCGGTTGGTTTTATAACACATGGGTGCAGGACAATGAATGGGCTAAGATATTTGCCGCTTGGTGGGAGTTCGAAGATTCCGAAATACCTTTCAAATCTGAAGACGAGCTTCAGGATTTCAAGGATTCTATGACCGATGACGAAAAGTCCGAAGTAGAGCGTTTCGATGTAACATGGGAACAAATGCATTGGAGAAGGAGAACTCTTCAGGACAAGTGTAATGGTGATGTTTCTAAGTTCCGTCAGGAGTATCCATCGGATCCCGAAGAATGTTTCTTAATGTCATCCCGTCCAAGGTTCCAGATAGAAGTATTGAAAGAAATGATGGATGCCGCACCTAAGCAGCATAAACAGGTCGGAAACCTAAGTTTACAGACTAACAAAACGGTGAGTTTTAACATGGATAGGGGAGGCTCTTGGGTTGTGTACGACGAGCCTGAGCATGACTCTAAATACATTATCGGAGTTGATACCTGTACGGGTGAAGATCAACAAATGCAGGGTTTGGCGGCCGATCCAGACTATCATAGCGTCCAAGTTTGGCGAGCTCCGTACGAAGATTGGAACGGAGACTGGCATGTAGCACGAATGGTTGCAGTCCACCATTCCCGTGCAGAGATTGGAGTGCTCGCGGAGGAGATTATTGCAGCGGCTCAATGGTACGGCGGAGCTTTTGTTGTCCCCGAAGTCAATAATACGGGGTTAGCTGTCGTAAAATACCTATTGGAGGCAGGGGTTCACACCTATCAAAGGCGTAAGATCAACAATTCAACGGGTATGGTTGAGAAGTTCTTCGGTTGGCAGACTGATAAAGTTACAAGAAAGACATTGATCGATCATATGGCAGCCGAATTAATGGAAAGAAACTTTGATATCCCGGATGAAGACATCCTAAAAGAGATGAAAGTGTTCGTAATTAACGAAAAAGGTAAACCCGAAGCTGCTCCCGGTCACCATGATGACCATGTTCTCGCTGCCGCCTTGTGTTTATACAACATGGAATCCGCTTCTTCGTACAAGGGACATAAGAAAAAGAAGATTACAACAAGGATGCTTCGGAAAGATCCCAGTTTAATGTGTCCCGATGGATTTATGCGAGTTCCGCTCGGAAAAACATCTAATTACAAGCGGTTGAGGGTTTAAGTACAAAAACCTAAGCTTGCTTGATGGCTACTAACAATGATTTCTCACATTTAGATCTAGATAAGCTAGCGCAGGAGTTTATAACAGCGATTGTACGGCATGGCACCGATGATATGGCCATACGCAGAATCGCAAGACTGGCCCAGCGGTACGGGAGTGAGTTTGTTAATGCGCTAGACGCAAATCCCATTATTCAAAATGCGCCTCAGGGGTCTCCCCCTTCCGGACCCAGTATGAGAGAACGGTTAATCGACGACCACGATTACGGGGAAGACGAAATCCTGGCCGCTTTCGGTTTTGCAACTGAGGATCTAGTTGGCGACTCCCCTTCGGAATCAGACGCTAAAGCCCGTGGCGAGTTAAACAAATCGAATTTTAAGCGGTACGGTGTCGGAGGCACTGCGACCCGTGTAAAAACTGGTAACCCCGATTACACCTACGACAAAAACAACCCCGGCCATCGAGAGGAGAGCACTGCTTACTTTAAACCAAGTGCAGACAAGCGAACCGAAGACAACCCCGAAGGTGTAGATTGGGGGCAGGCCCATCCCCGTTGGCCAAAAGATGCAGATGGGAAACCACTCCCGAAAGATGCTAATGGGAACCCGGTAATGCCCGAGGGAGATCAACAAAAAACTCCCGACCCAAAATTAGATTCTGATGGTAACCCTATACCTTCAAAACCCGAAGCCCCTGCCGAACAAGAAGAAAAACCGGCAGAAGACGAGACAGTAAATCCCGAAGACGCCGCCCCCAAAGGCCCGCCCGCGGCATCAATACCTGACCCCCGACAAGAAGAGATAAAAGGCACAGGTCGTGGTTTACAGAAGAAGCCTACCAGGAAGCCTCGCATGGGTAACCCCGGAAGCTCTATCCCCGATCAAGCGGGCGCTCGTGATCGTGCCGCTATTGAGAATTGGCAAGGCAAGAAGCTTAAAAGAGCTATTAGGCAAGATGAGGATATGGATCGTAAAAACGACATTATCCGAGATTGGGTAGATAGTATAAAAGGACCCGGAGCTTATGACGCGGCAACTCCTGAGGAAAAAGCTAATGCCGCCGCTAATTATATTGCTAAGTCAAAAGCTAGCCCAACCCATCCCGACAACAACCCCGATTTTGTACCTAAAGCCTCCGCTTCCGAGCAGGCCGAGGCTGACAGAATAGCGGGAGGTCCTTCGAAAAGAGCAGATGATGAAGTCCGTAGAATATTAGATGAGAGAAAAGCTAGGGGTGAAGATGTAGCTTCTACGGATACTTACGAAGGCAACCGACCAAAAGCAACAGCTTCCATGGACAACCCGGGTGGCGAAGTAGTCGCCGAAGGTTCGATGATGAGCGCTAATGTAGGTTCCCCTCCTCAGCTTGAGTCCGGCCAAGTACCAATGCAAGCACCTGGGCCAAATGGCTTACCTACTATGAATGGGAAAACCGTCCCATTTAACCCAATTACGGGAGAAGGTATCGCATACCCAACTCAACCTCAACCTAGAACTCAAGTACCTCCCGCAGACTCCGACCCTAC